GGAGGAGTTTGCCAAGGAATATCAATCTCTATGTGAGAAAACTGGGTGGAGAGTGGTGGTGGCACCTACGTGGGTGACTACAAACCATGGTAGTTTTGAGATGGTTTTACAATCTACCGTAGGACGATTCCCTCTTGAGGTGGTGAAGTAAACAACGACAGCGTGTTTGCTGTGGTTCCCTTCATATCTGTTTCTGCCCCAACGGTAGCTGATGCGGTGTGGGATGAGGCAACTGCGGATCACGCAACAAGCGCAACATTTGGAGAAAAGGTGGGAAAGAAGTTACTAACATTTGCCCAATGGGTGGGATTGAAATGATGAAGAAGTAGTATAATAAAAATAATGATTGATGAACTTCTTGAGAGGGTCGGCTTAAAGTATGAGGATCTAACCATTCAAGAGCGTGAGACGCTGGACTCGTGGATGCGGGCGTTGTCTAAAAATGAGTTGACTCTGGCGGGAGTTAAAGCATATATTGTTTCCATGCGGGACTCGGTAGAGCAGGAACTAACGCAAGTCGGCCATAATTCAAAGCAAGACATTTTCCTAAAAGCCAGACTGCGTAATTATATGTTATTGGAAGGGTTTTTAAGTACGCCGGAGAAAGCCAAACAGGCGATTGAAAAGGCAATATCCGGTATTGTGCCGGGGCGGTGAGATAATGAAACACGCAAAACATCTAACCAGCGCTAAAGCCAAAAAGATAATGAGAGACGGAATGGTTAGGGGTCATAAGCTAACTAAGAAACAAATGAAATTTATGGGCGCGATAGCAGGCGGAGAGAGGCCAAGGAGAAAGAAAGTTAGAAGGACAAGAAGATAGTTGACAATAGTGTTATACTCAATAAGTAGCCTAACCCTTATATAAGGACTGGAATATGAAGCATCACAAACCAAGCCCCGAAGAATTAGAAGCCGCGATTAAAAAAGCCGACGAAGAGCTTGACGCAATGGATAATCCAAAGGAACCGGAAGCGCCTCCCGTAGAACCGGAAAAGCCGGTGGAACCAATTAAAGAACCGGAAAAGCCGGTGGAAGCCCCTAAAGAGAAAGAATTGACGCAGGAGGAAATTGATTATAAGAAAAAGTTTATAGCCTCTACCCGCGAAGCCCAAATATTATCGGCTAAAAATAAGAAAGTAATGGAAGCGTTTGAGAAAGCCGAGGCTATCGCAGACCCGACAGATGACGATATGACCAAAGAATATCCGGACTGGGAAGAGATGGGCGAATTTGAGAAGAAGATTGCCAAAAGCAATTTAGTCAGCACCCGCAGATTTTCGGCCATCTCGGAGATTGCCAAGGGGTTTAAAGATCTGGAGGCATGGCAGAATAAAGTTGATGAGTTTATCGGAGATCCTCAATCCTTGGTAAACTATCCGGAACTGGAGGGTAAGCAGGAAGAGTTTAAGTTTTTCGCCACCAAGCCCACCAGAAGCGGAGTAGAGTTTGAGACTTTAGTATCGGCGTTCGCTCACGATTTTGAGAAGTCAAAGCCTATTGTAAAGAAAACTCAAATGTTTGAGACTGGCTCCGGGGGGCCGAATGACAAACCTAAACCGAAAAGCGATAAATTAACATTGGCAGAGGCTTCAGCTCTTAGAGACAGGGATTATAAGAAGTGGAAAGAGTATCTTCTTGCCGATCGAATAGAGGAAGAAGAGTAAGGGGATTGGGAGAAAAACCCTACCTTTTTCAAACTTCAAGCTAAATTTGGTACTTGACAAAGTATTTTTCTAGTAGTAATATTATTTTCAGATATTCCTAACCTCTTGTAAGAGACTGGTAAAAATCTAAACTTAATAGATTTATACCAAAATGGGATCAACAAGAGCAACTACACTAGCGCAAGGATTTTCAGGAAAACTTCTGAAGGAGATGTACGATAGGTCTCTTCTGGACGCGATTGTAAATCGTGATTACCAGGGCGAGATTAACGAAGTCGGTTCCAAGCTCAATATCCTTAATTTCGATAGAATTTCCGAGAAGACTTATTCCGGAGCAGATTTGGTCGTTGACTCCTTAACTGAGAATAACGCAACTCTGACGATTGACCAGTTCAAATCCTTCTACTGGAAAGAGAAAACTCTTGATAACTGGAAGTCCTACATTAAGAATCCACATCCGACAATCATAGCCCAAAAAGCTGATGAAAGAAATAAAAATATGGACGAATTTGCTTTCGGTCTATATGCAGACATCGGTGCCGGCAATAGGGTGGGAACAGACTACACGACCGGAACAGTTACCGTTGACGTAACGACCGGCCAAGTTACCGGCTCCGGCACAACCTTCACCGCCGCGATGGTTGGCAGGGGATTCAAAGCTGACGGCCACACGACTTGGTATAGAGTCAAGACTTACAACTCTGCTACGGATATAATCATTGAAGACGACTTTGACGACATAACTTCCGCTTACACCGGCGGAGCGATTGCCGGCGGGTCAACCTACACGATTGAAGCCGCGACCACGATCGCTATTACGACCGCCAACTTAATGGCTAAAGTCGCCGCGTTGAGAGAGAAGCTGGATTTGGCCGAGAAAAATGGATACAATTCAGTCCCCGATTCCGACAGATGGCTTTTAGTCCCGCCGGAATTTGAGACGAAGTTAGTTCAAGCCAGCGGAATTGCCCTGCACGTTCCGGCAGTCTATGAAGATTTAGTCAAGAAAGGCATGATTACCGAGTTATTGGGATTCAAAGTATTCAAGACCAACAGATTGTCCGGCGACAACACTGATGGCTACGAAATCTTGGCCGGACATCCAAACTGGCTGACTTTCGCCGAGAAGTTGCTGAGAGCGGATATTGAAGAAGATTTAATTGCAAACTTCGGTTCGGCCTACAAAGACTTATTTGTCTATGGTGCTAAAGTCCCAGATCCGCGCCGGCACATGGCCGCGGGGGGATTCTGGACATTCTAAAAAATAATTAACACGCCTTGGCTTGAGCAATAGAGCTTCCCAAATTGGCTTAAAGGCAAAAGCCAACGCTCAAGAAAAATGCCAAGTTTTGAACTAAAATCACAATTATCCCAAAGAACGCAAGACGAGATTACTCGTATCGAGGCCATTGCCTCGGCTCAGCGAACAACCACAGAGGCTAACTTTTTGACAGCCCTGGCTCCGTATAGGACCAACGCAGTCCTTAGATACGATACTACCGCGATTAAAACCCCGCAAAATCCTAATCCGCAAGCGTCAACCGATGACATTATAGAGGCAGAGGGGAACACCCTACCGACTGCCTATTCAGGCTTCAAGCAAGGGGCTTTATTCCGCGATTTGGACAAGTCGGGAATGAATATTTATATCAATGTCGGGAGCGACACTTCCGCCTCGTGGACTTTACTGGGACAGATTATGTCTGCTTCTCCGTCTTTGTCGTTGTCGCCGTCTCCAAGCGTATCAGTGTCCTTGTCAGGTTCATTGTCTCCAAGTTTGTCATCTTCCCTATCTGCCTCGCTTAGCAAAAGTCCGTCTCCTTCATTGTCAGCCTCCCTGTCTCCGTCTCTTAGCGTTTCTCCGAGTTTGTCGGGGTCTCTCTCTCCGTCTCTTAGCCAGTCTCCAAGCGTATCGGTGTCTCTCTCGCCATCTCTTAGCGTATCTCCGTCTCTTAGCGTCTCACCCAGCCTTTCTCCATCGTTGTCGCAATCATTCTCGCCGTCAGCGTCTCCCTCATTGTCAGGTAGCGTGTCTGTTTCATTGTCCGCAAGCCTTTCAGGTTCTCTGTCATCTTCCGTGTCAGAGTCAGCGTCATCAAGCCTGTCTCCAAGCGCGTCAGTTTCTCAATCGCTGTCCGTCAGCCTTAGCCCTAGCGTTTCACCTAGTTTGTCAAAATCTC